TGGTGATGATCCGACAGCGCCCAGCATCTCAAATTTGAGATGATGATATAGTCTGACAACTTTTGAAAAATAGTTGATTAATGTATGCACAAGTGGTGTAGGGGTGATGAGCCGATTTCTTATTCAAGGTCTTTTGAATACAGGCAAATATACTTTCCGTTGTCTTGGAGGTGCAGTAAAGCATCCAAACTATGATCCAATCATGGTTAACCAAGACTTTGTTGTCAAGCCCGTTGATGGATTCGGAAACCACGATATAATCCGCAGTCTCCTAATCAATGAACGTCCAGATGCAGTACTGCTATTTACCGATCCACGTCAATTTATGTGGCTATGGGAAATCGAAGACGAAATCCATCAAATCTGTCCAATCACATATTGGCACGTTTGGGATAACGATCCATATCCAGCTTTCAACGATGTATGGTATCGTTCAACGGATCTTATTAACTGCCTTTCATATAAGACTTACGAACTGGTTAAACCACACTTTCCAGAACGTACACACTATATTCCTCATGCTTTTCCCAAGCAAGTTTATTTTCCTCTACCAGAACAAACAATATCAGAGCTCCGTAAGAAAAACTTTGGAGACAGAGCAGATTGGTTTGTCGGTACATGGGTAAACCGCAATGCAACTCGCAAGATGCCAAACGACGTTCTCAATGCTTTCAAGCTTTTCCTTGAACGCCTAGAAAAAGAAGAAGGTCACCGTAAAGCAATGCTTATCATGCATACAGATCCAACAGACAATGAAGGTCCAAACCTTCTTGCTGTGTCAGAAATGCTTGGTATTTCGCAAAACATTATGTTCTCAACTCAAAAAGTTGATTTTAATGATATGAATGCTCTTTATAATATTGCAGATTTTACAATCAACGTTTCAAAAGCCGAAGGATTTGGCCTCGCAACCTTATCAACAATGATGGTTGGTAAGCCTATTATTGCTCTCAAAACGGGTGGCATGACTCGTCAGGTTGTAGACCATCGTGATGGAACAGAAAACGGCATTGCTATTGAACCAGCAGCCCGCACAATGGTTGGTTCGCAAATGGTTCCTTACATCTATGACGATCATGCAAACTATCTAGATATTGCTGAAGCTTATTACAAGCTTTATAAAAGATCGTAAAATGCTTGGTGAAAAAGCTCGTTTATATGCAGAGCATGAATTTGATTATGGAAACGTGATTAAAGCTTGGGATGCAACACTAGACAAGTGCATTAATGATTGGAAAGCTAATAAACCAAAATCATGGACCTGTGAACAACTTCGTCCATTTGGTAAATGATAGGCAGGAAGGAGAAAACTATGAAATCAGTATTGCTACGTGGACCCATGTTGACCCATTCCGGTTATGGAGTGCATAATCGTCAAATTGCCAAGTGGCTTTTCCGTGTTGCAACCGAAACACACGAACTAGATATTACTACAGAACCTCTTCCATGGGGCAAGTGTCACCTTATCGTTGATTCAGAAGCCGAAGATGGTCTTATCGGCCAGATATTTCAAGCAACAAACAATAAGAAAAATTTTTACGATGTCACGATTCAATTACAATTGCCCAGCGAATGGAATCCTTTTCTTGGTAATTTCAACATTGGCATAACTGCTGGTGTTGAAACAGATAAGTGCAATCCAGCGTGGATTGATTGTATCAACCGTATGGATATGGTTATTGTCCCAAGTGAATTTACAAAACAAACTTTCTTAAACACAGGAGAAGTAAAAGTTCCTCTTGTTGTTGTACCGGAAAGCTTCCCAGAGGCTTTTACAGCCTCTCCAGTGCCCGTTGATTTAGGATTAACAACCAAGTTTAATTTTCTTGTTGTTGGGCAATTAACAGGCAATAATGTTGATAATGATCGTAAAAACCTTCCGTACACAATTAAATGGCTAGCAGATACATTTGCAGGTTGTCCTGATGTTGGGATTATTCTTAAAACTAACTCAGGAGCACAAACCCATTTAGATAAACGTAACATTCAAGGTATTTTCTCAAAACTCGTTGGCGAAGTATCAAAACCAAACGGACCTAAGTTTTATCTTCTTCACGGCCATATGACAGATGAAGAAATGCATGGTCTTTATACTCACACAGATATCAAGGCTCTTGTAACATTTACTCATGGTGAAGGCTATGGTCTACCTATTTTGGAAGCAGCAGCTTGTGGTTTGCCTGTTATTGCAACCAACTGGAGTGGTTATTTAGATTTTTTGAAACACGGTAAATTTATTGCTGTGGATAGCGTTATTAATCCCATTCATGAATCAAGAGTTGACAACCAGATTTTTATGAAGGATACCAAGTGGGCATATCCAGTTGAAATTGATGTTAAGCGTAGACTAAAGAAGTTTTACGAGAGCTCACAAATGCCGCAAGAATGGGCAAAAGTTTTGTCAACAAAAGTGAAAGATCTTTATTCGTTTGAAACAGTAGCACGTACTTATTCATCATTGTTTGACGAACACTTGAAAGCCGAACAATGATTGGATATATGCTGTCTACATTGCTTTTAGTAGTTCTTTGTGTTGTTGTTTATTATGCAATATGTTGGGCTAAAATCATTTTCATTCTAGAAGATGATTTAGCAGAAGCGATTGAGGTTCATGAACGTACCGTTAAGGCTTTGGAAGCTATTGTTAAAACTCCTATGTTTTTTGACAATGCACAAGTTAAAGCTGCCGTTGATGAAGCAATGGAAAACGTCAAAGTTTGCCAAACAGCAACACAAAAACTGATTCAAAACTTTACGCAGCGCAGCAAGCAACGATATATACGGCTTATAGATCAAGACGAGGACGAATGATTCCTAACGGCAAAAAGCTTATCAAACGCAAACCTAAAGGCGGTGCAGCACCACAAGAGTTTTATTTTAACGCATGTACACAACAAGCTATCGTTGATTATATAATTGAATCAAACTCAGTAAAACGTAACGAAATATATGTTCGTGAAATACTTCCAGCATTCTCGAAACTGGTAGAAAACCTAATAAATGTTTATGGATTTCAAATCCAATATGAAAGCAAAGCAGATTTGCAAAACGAATGTATCGAGTTTCTTTATGGAGTGATCACTAAGTTTGATGCCAGCAAAGGAACCAAAGCCTTTTCTTACTTTAACGTTGTTGCAAAACACTGGCTTATAATCAAAAGCAAACAAAGCGCACGTAACATACATGTGTTTACTTCTCTTGATGACACAGAATCTTTAAGTCAACACGATTTAGAAACAATAGAAAATCATAATGTGTCACCATCGCCAGAAGAAACAATAGGCAGCTATCACAACAAAGAAAAAATCAATGCAATATTAGAATCGATTGCATCCAAAGCTATAACAGAAAACGAAGTTGAATGTCTTAAAGGAATCAATTTACTGTTTGGCAATGTTAATGAACTTGACTTTCTTAATAAACGTGCGATAATGCTTTATTTAAGAGAAATAACGTCACTTTCCCCAAAGCAACTTTCTGTTGTACTTTCTCTTATGAAACGCCACTACAAGCTTTCTAAACAAGAATATGAGCAAACAGAATGAGTCAATCTTTTGAAGAAGAAATAAGCCAGATGGATAGCAATCCAACTGGGCAACAGCTTATCAAGAAAACAGATGAAGACCTTGCTACTTTTGTTGAGCTACTGGATAGTATCACTACCATTGATGAACGTTTAAAGCTTCTTTGGAAACAAATCTATGATAATGCGCTCATAGATAGACGTAACGCTTATATGATTTGGACAGATTTATATCTAACCGTTCATGGTAATCCAGAGCAACACGTCATTCACGGTGACCATTTGTCCAAGTATATGGAACGTATGGAAAAAGCTAACACGCAGCTTTTAAAGCTTGCCGAGCTGGTTTATAAAGCCAAAGACAAACAAGAAGCAGAAGAAATCCCAGACAGTAAAGCTATATTTGATAGAATAAAGCGTAACAGCAGAGGATAGTATGCCTAACGAGAACCTTAACGTTGGTAGAATATTAGCTGGTGCAACTGAACCAGTTTTAGACCCAACAAAACTAATATTGAACAGCCAAATGGCTGGTTCACCACCAACTTTTCAACGTGCAACCGTCGAAGAAGTTATATATAACCCAAAAGAACTAACAACACAAAATCGTGATAGATTAAAGTCTTTAGTTGTCAACCCAGAAGAAGTAGACCAAGCAGCATCAAACAGTGTTATCGCAACAGTTATTTCTGATGGTGTAAGCGATGCTACACCAACAAAAGTACTTTTATCTCCATTCTTTCAAAGTCACTTCATGTTGCCTGTGCAAGTTGGAGAACAAGTTGCCGTTGTTTTTGAAGACTTTCAAAAATATGGTTTTAAAGGTGGTAAGTGGATTACTAGAGCATCAGAAGGTTTGCCTGTTGAAGATCCAAACTTTACTCATAGCGATAGACGATTCAGTGCTGAATATTTCTCAGACACACGCACAAGTCAATCATTAAACCGCAGCAACTATACTCCCGGCTTTCCTAACGGCGGAGGAAGTAATAACACCAATACGCTTCCACAAAACACTAACACAAATCCATACGACACAATATATCAACAGTCTCGTTCTGGTAATTTGCAACACGCATATGAAGTAGTACCACGCTGGACAAAACGTCCACAAGAGTTCGTTATTCAAGGTATGAATAACTCTCTTATTATGCTTGGAAGAGATAGAGTGGGATATGTTACAAGTTCAGCACCAGAACAAACAAACTATGCTGGAACTATCGATATCGTAACAGGTAGAAGTCGTTATTTACTTACTCCAGAAGACCGTGCAGCAACAGAACACAAGAGAACAAGTCCTTTTGTTGTAACAAACTCTAGAAGTCTTAATGAAGTTGATAAAGCTCCTAGATTAAACAACAGAGTCGAGCAAATAAAAGAAGGTGATCCAGATTTTGTTCGTGATGCCGCACGCATATACATGAGCATGAAAACTCTTGGTGATGTTAACTTTAAAACAGCAAAAACAACCCAAGGAGCCGTTAACGACGCATTGCAACCTACTGGTATCAACTATTCTCCTAATAGCTTGTATCCCATACAGTTTGCATCTTCTAGCGCAAATGTTGGTGCATCTTATGTTGTAACCAAAGCTGACCATATAAGACTTATAGCCAGAAGAACCATACCATCAGAAGACAGTCTAGACCCAGTTATCTCTGGTTCTGTGTTGATTGTTAAAGAAGGTAAAAACCGCACGCCAGAAGATTTAAATGCTGGTGCAGCAGGAACAGATCATTTAGCTTACTTATATATGTCTCCAGAGGGAAGAGTTCAAGTAGATGGAATGCAAATATTCCTTGGTGGTGCTGCAATAAACACAAACCCTGCCCCAGCAAATCCACAAGCACCAGCACCAGATCGTCCAAGAAACCAAGAAGGTGCAACCAATGAACTAACTGTTGGGGATAGAAACGTTTTTGCTGGTGCTGAACCTTACATTAAATGGAGCGAGTTTAAAAAAGTTGTAGAAGGCTTACAACGTCAAATAGATGCATTGCAGTCCGCATATGAAGGATTAGTAGACGATTTGGGTGCTGCTAGAGTTAACGTTTGCACCCATGGTGGTCCTAACTCTGCTTGGGGACCGCTGTACGATGCGAGCAACGCAAAACGGGGGGTGCTTCGAGAGAGAATCGAAAACGCACGAACCAAAACAAATCAAGCTGTTTTTAGAAGTCGCAGCGCAAAGATCTTTGGCCAATAGTTTGCAAAACGTTACTATATTATTTTAGAACCATGAAAAAATATGTAGCACTTCCATTGTTAGCTGTTGAATCAACAATTGTTCTTGTTGGAGCATTAATGATTGTACCTGATGTAATCAATCTGGAATAAAAGTTATGGCAGTAGAAGATCAAGCAAGACGAGCAGCAGAAACGACCAGTTCAGCTCAAACAATCGTCAAAGATCAAGAAAACAAACTTAAAACAAAAGGCAAGGTTTTCGTTATGGAGCAAATCGTTAACGGTTTACCTCCACCGGTTAATGTTGCTGCCAAAGCTTTAGGCGAAGGTTTGACGGCTGCTTTAAAAGTACCTGTTGATGGTGTGATTCAACCTGCCGCACCGAACGAAGATCCAATCAAGCTCATGGCTTACGCTATGGCTTTTGCTATTTTAAAAGCTATTTGGTGTTTTATAAAAAGCATACTAAACCCTTTGCCAATCATAGGCTTCTTTTTTTCTTTGTGTTCTGATGATCCGCAACTTACTGGGGTGACTGTTCGAAGAAACCTGTCGTCGGGACAGCAACTCACCAATGATGAAAAAGAAAAACTTAAAGCGGACAACGATACACAAAATATAAGTTCCGCTGTTAATTTACGTAACGTTGGGAATAGAACTCAACAACCGGAAACCAACGCTTTGCGTCAAGCAAACGCAAGGTTAACCGACGCTAAAAAGGCGGAAGCTAGTATTGCTCGCACATCTGAAATGAACAGCGGTGACGTTGGTATCACATTCGATCAGTTTGTAGCAAGAACAGCAACTGGTGCCAGCGAAACGGTTGCGGGACCAAATATAACAAACGATCTTTTAGGCCAAACCAACCAAGGACAAACAAGCGCAAACATCCCAGCACAACCAGCTGTTGAACCAGAGTGGCAATCGGGAGATCGTCCATCATCAAGCGAGCCTCTTTCATATCAAGAATATCGTAAGTTGTTTGGTCTATAGTTATAAGGCATGAGAAGCTTTAAAAGCGTAGGCATTACATCAGCCGAGCTAACAGAACAAGAAAACGCTGTACGTCCAACTCCTAGACCTATAGGAATCATTACTCCATTAAGATTAGGCACAAATAACGAAGGTTTGCTTGGTATGCACTACACAGTTGGTGATACCATGAAAAACAATCTTCGTGATTTGATTATGACCAACTGGGGAGAAAGACTAGCTTTGTATGATTACGGGGCTAATCTTGGTCCATTAGTGACTGAATACGAGTTAGGTAAAGATGCGTTTGATGATGCAGCCATGCAACGTATTATGGCCGCTGTTGGCAAATATATGCCTTATGTTGAGTTGGAAGGTTTTGATAGTTCTCAAAGATCGTTTGCAACTGATCCCGGTTTAGGTATTGTTACGATAACGATTGATTATAGCATACCAAGAGCTGCTGTAGCTACAACAAGATTGCAAATAACGTTTGCAATAACATAAAATGTTGTTGATCTATATCTAACATAAGGTGAAACACGATGCCGGTTGATTCCAGACGAACAATAAATCAAATCATCAAGGCAAGAAAGTATCTTAACAAAGACTTTGATGCTTTCAGAAATGATTTAGAAGAATATGCACGTACATTCTTTCCAGATCGGTTGCAAGACTTTTCTCCAAACGGTTTTGGAGGTTTGCTATTAGAACTAGCGTCATATATTGGTGATGTTCAAAGCTTTTATCTAGACCATCAGTTTGGTGAGCTAAATGCAGAAACAGCTGTTGAATCAAAGAATGTAGAAAAGCTTTTAAGAGAAGCTGGGGTACAGATCGTTGGAGCAGCACCAGCTGTTCTTCCTGTTACTTTTTACTTTCGTATTCCAGTTAACTCACAAGGAAGCTATGACACAACAGCACTTCCTATTGTCAAACAAGGAACAGTTGTTAACTCAAATCGTGGTATACAGTTTCAACTAATCGAAGATGTTGATTTTACTGTCACAAAAAGCAACGGTGAACCAGCAAACAACATAAGCTACACAGTTGGTGAAGTTGATAACAACAACAACGCAGCGAACTATATCTTTTCAGCAGCCGGAAACTGTTTAAGCAACATTACCTATAACGAATCGTTTACAGTTGATGGTTTTGAGCAGTTCAAACGTTATGTGCTGCAAAACCGAGACGTAACAGATATTGTCTCTGTTGTCGATAGCGATGGTAACAACTATTATGAAGTTGATTATCTAACACAAGACACTGTGTTTAAGCTTGTACAGAACCGTAATCCTGCTTCTGCATCACCACCAACAGAACAGTATGTAGAATCCAACTTGGAGATTCAACCTGCTCCGTTTAGATTTTATAGAACAACTTCTTTAGCAACAAGACTATCAACTCTAACCTTTGGTGGTGGTTCTGGGCAAACAATGAACGATGATCTTGTACCTGATCCATCTGAAGCTGCTTTGCCTTTGTATGGCCGCAAGAACTTTTCTAGGTTTACTATTGACCCAAACAACTTGCTACGTACATCAACATTAGGTGCGATAGCTCCAAATGTCATTGTTTCTGTAACATATCGTGCTGGTGGTGGCTTAAATCACAACATTCCAAATCAAAGCATAACAGAAATAGCAACGTTGGTTACAGATTTTCCAAACAATCCAACAACCCGTATTGCCAGTGATGTACGTGCTTCAGCTGATGCCAATAACAATGCTCCCGGTGCTGGTGGCGCAGATGCTCCAACCCTAGATGAACTTCGCTTGCAAATACCTTCAGCCAGAGCAGCGCAAAGCCGTATCGTAAGCAAAGAAGATTTGATGGCAAGAATATATTCGTTGCCAGCAAACTTTGGCAGAATATATCGTGCCAGTGTAAAAAACAATCCTGATAACCCAAACAGTGCATTGCTTTACGTTCTTTGTAGAAATGACTTAAACGAACTTATTCTTGCTCCAGATCTTCTTAAAAGAAACTTGCAAGTGTATCTCAATCAATATCGTATGATTTCGGATGCTATCGACATTCTGGATGGTAGAATAATCAACTTACAAATCAACTATGACATAACAGTTGACCCAACATTCAACCGTCAACAAGTGTTACAAAACGTGCAAGGAAAACTAGTACAGTATTTCAATGTCGAAAACTATCAAATGGATCAACCATTGATTCTTGATGACGTAAGAAACATTATTTACAACAACGTTGGTGTGTTGGCTGTTAGAGGTATAACTGCAACCAACATCACCGGAACGGTTGGTGACAGAGT